TTCAACAAATGACAGGTCTTGATGTTTCTAAATCACAAGGTAAAGGTTTAGAAATGGAAAGTGAAGAAGATTTACAGCTGCACATGCAAATGGATTATAAAGAATCTATTGAAGTAGCTGAAGAAGAGGTAATTAACAATGTGTTGGCTAAAAACAAATATGATTTAATTAGAAGAAGATTAAATCAAGATTTAACTATATTAGGTATTGCAGCTACTAAAACATCTTTTAATAGATCTGAAGGAGTAACTATTGATTATATAGATCCAGCAAATTTAGTTTATTCATACACTGATGATCCTAACTTTGAAGACATATATTACGTAGGTGAAGTTAAATCAATTAGTTTACCAGAACTTAAAAAGCAGTTTCCTGATTTAACAACTAGCGAGCTAGAGGAAATACAAAAATATCCAGGTAATGAAAGCTATACTAGAAACTGGAGTGGTAGATACGACGACAACACAGTGCAAGTATTATATTTTGAGTACAAGACTTACACTAATCAAGTATTTAAAATAAAGCAAACAGCGTCAGGACTTGAAAAAGCATTAGAAAAACAAGATACATTTATAGACGCGCCAGAAGGTGACAACTTTAAAAAAGCATTTAGATCAATTGAAGTATTATATTCAGGAGCTAAAATACTAGGTCATAATAAGATGCTTGATTGGAAGATGGCAGAAAATATGACTAGACCGTTTGCTGATACTGTTAAAGTTAACATGAACTACAATATAGTAGCTCCTAGATTATACAAAGGTCGCGTAGAATCAATTGTAAGCAGAATTACTGGTTTTGCTGATATGATACAGTTAACTCATTTAAAACTGCAACAGGTGATGTCTAGGATAGTGCCTGATGGGGTTTATATGGATATAGATGGTTTAGCAGAAGTAGATTTAGGTAATGGTACTAATTACAATCCAGCAGAAGCATTAAATATGTATTTTCAAACTGGATCTTTAGTTGGTAGATCAATGACTCAAGATGGTGGTATGAATCCAGGTAAAGTTCCAATCCAAGAACTTTCTACTTCAAATGGTATGGGTAAAATACAGTCGTTAATACAAACTTATGAGTATTACTTAAAAATGATTAGAGATGTAACCGGACTTAATGAAGCTAGAGATGGCACATTACCAGACAAGCAGTCATTAGTTGGTTTACAAAAGCTTGCAGCTGCTAATTCAAATGTAGCTACTAGACATGTATTACAAGCTAGTTTATATTTAACACTTAGAACTTGTGAAAATATATCACTAAGAGTTGCTGATGCTTTAATGTTTCCAATGACTAAGCAGTCTTTGATGTCTAGTATATCTAGGTATAATGTAGGAACATTAGAAGAGTTATCTAGTTTAAATATGCATGACTTTGGTATATTCTTAGAATTAGAGCCAGATGAAGAGCAAAAGCAAATATTAGAACAAAATATTCAAATAGCTTTACAAGCTGGGCAAATAGATCTTGAAGATGCTATTGACATTAGAGAAGTTGCTAATTTAAAGTTAGCAAATCAAATGTTGAAGAAACGTAGAAAAGATAAAGCAGCTAGAGATCAACAAGCACAGCAGGCTAATATGCAAGCTCAAGCACAGTCTAACGCACAGTTAGCAGAGCAAACAGCTATGGCAGAGGCTCAGAAGCAGCAAATACTTACTGAGCAGAAAATGCAACTTGAAAAAGCTAAGTCTGATTTTGAAGTTCAAAAGATGGAGAGAGAAGCACAAATTAAACAACAGTTAATGGAACTAGAGTTTAATTATAATATGCAGCTTACTCAAGCTCAAGGACAAGCTAAAAAACAAGAAGAAAATTTTAAAGAAGATCGTAAAGACGAACGAACTAAAATACAAGCAACACAACAATCTGAGTTGATAGATCAAAGAAAAAATGATTTATTACCTAAGAACTTTGAATCCGCAGGTAATGACAATATGGGTGGATTTGGCTTAGAGCAATTTGGCCCTAAGTAATTTTTTATTAACTATTATATTATATTATGTCAGAAGAAATAAAAAAAGGCGCCGACGGCGTTTTAGAGCAAGGTGAGTTTAAGGTTAAAAAACCAACTAAACCTAAAAAGCTTACTAAAAAACAAGAAACAATTAAAGTAAATTTATCTAAAAAAGAACCTGTAAAAGAAAAAGAAGAAGAAATAACAAAAGTTGTTATTGACGAAACTGAAGAAAAAACTCCTGAAAAAGAAATCAAAGAAGAACCTGTAAAAGAAACTATAGAAGAAACAACTTCTCCTATACAAGAAATTACAAAAGAAGAAATTGAAGAAGTTAAAGAAGTAGAGCAGGAGTTAAAAGAAGCTGTTAGAGATGAGAAAGTAGCTGGGAAACCCCTACCAGAAAACATCGAGAAACTAGTTTCGTTTATGGAAGAAACAGGTGGAACTGTAGAAGATTACGTTAGATTAAACGCTGACTACTCTACTGTTGATGACAATACTTTAATTAGAGAATACTACAAACAGACTAAACCACATTTGGATCATGAAGAAATAAACTTCTTATTAGAAGATAATTTTTCATTTGACGAAGATATGGATGAAGAGCGAGATATAAGAAAAAAGAAACTCGACTTCAAAGAAGAGATTGCTAAAGCCCGTAAATTTTTAGAGGACACTAAGAGTAAATACTACGACGAAATCAAGTTGAGACCCGGCGTAACTCAAGACCAACAGAAAGCTACTGACTTTTTCAATAGATACAACGAAGAACAGAAAATGGTTCAAGATCAACACAATAGGTTCCAAAGTAACACTAAAAACTATTTTAACCAAGAATTCAAAGGTTTTGACTTCAATATTGGTGAAAAGAAATTTAGATATGGAGTTTCGGATACCGACGGTGTTGCTAACACCCAATCTGATCTAACTAATTTTGTTGGGAAGTTCCTAAATGAAAAAGGTGAAGTAAAAGATTACGCTGGTTACCACAAAGCCATTTACGCTGCTGAAAACGCTGATACAATAGCTAATCATTTTTATGAGCAAGGTAAAGCCGATGCTGTAAAAGATGTAATGGCTAAATCTAAAAATGTAAGTAACGAACCAAGGACTACGTCTACGGGTGATGTATTTATTAATGGATTAAAAGTAAAAGCAATTAGCGGTGTAGATAGTTCAAAGTTAAAATTAAGAATAAAAAACAACAAAAATTAAAATAAATAATTATGGCACTAACAGGTGGAACAGGCTTACAGCCTCACCCAATTAAAGGCGCTGCATTAAATGAAAACTACCTTTCTTTTACGAATGGTACTAATGATTTTGCGCAGCAATATTTACCTGAGCTTTATGAGCAAGAGGTAGAAAGATACGGAAACCGAACTATTGGTGGTTTCTTGAGAATGGTAGGAGCAGAAATGCCTATGAGTTCTGATCAAGTAGTTTGGTCTGAGCAAAATAGACTACACATTGGTTATAAAAATGCCGCAGTAACAAGCAACACTAGAATCACTATTACATTATCTCCTGGAGAAAAACTTGCTTTAAGAGTAAAAGATCTAATAGTTGTTCAAGGACAACCAGGTGAACTAGTATGTGAAGTAACTGCTGTTGACACTGCTTCTGGCCTTACTCCATATGTAGATGTTAAACCTTACGAAGCTGCTGGATTAACAACTGGTAATGGAGCTATATTTACAAATTCTGGAAATACTTCTAAAATTTCATTATTTGTATTTGGTTCTGAGCATGAAAAAGGATCTGACTCAACACAAGCAACGTTAAAACCATCTTTTACTAAGTTCGACAACAAACCTATGATAATAAGAGATGAGTTTCAAGTAAATGGCTCTGACACGGCTCAAATTGGCTGGGTTGAAGTTGCTACTGAGGATGGAACTTCTGGTTATTTATGGTATATGAAAGCTGAGTCTGAAACAAGACTAAGGTTTGAAGATTACTTAGAAATGACTATGGTTGAAGCTGTTAAGAAAAATGCTGACGGTACCGCAACTGAAGATGGTTCAGAAGGTTTATTTTCTGCTATCAAATCAAGAGGTAATGTAATGGCTGGCTTTTCTTCTGCAGGTGGTGGAACAGGCGCTGTTGCTGATTTTGATGAAATCCTTAAAGGATTAGATAAAGAAGGTGCAATTGAAGAAAACATGTTATTTGTAAATAGAGCATTAGCTTTAGATATTGATGATATGCTGGCTGAGGTTAATGGTTCACCTGCTGGATACGCCGCTGGTGGTATTGGTGCTTCTTTTGGTTTGTTTAACAACGAAGCTGAAATGGCATTAAACTTAGGTTTTTCAGGATTTAGAAGAGGTTCTTATGACTTCTATAAGTCTGACTGGAAATATTTAAATGATGCTTCTACAAGAGGTGTTTTAGGTTTAAATACCACTATAGCTAACGGCGTTACAACTAACACTGTTGAAGGTGTATTAGTTCCTGCTGGAACTTCTACAGTTTACGATCAGTCTTTAGGATCTAACATTAGACGCCCTTTCTTACACGTAAGATATAGAGCTTCTGAAGCCGACGATCGAAGAATGAAGTCTTGGGTTACTGGTTCAGTAGGCGGAGCTTACACTTCTGGATTGGATGCTATGCAAGTACATTTCCTATCTGAGAGATGTTTATGTGTTCAAGGTGCTAATAACTTTGTGTTATTTACATCATAAAAACAATTAAGCTAGGGCGCGAAAGCGCTCTAGTTTTTTATTTATATTATATTATATTATGGAAACAAAAGAAAATAAAAAGCTTGTGGCTAAAGCTGCAGCGGAACCTAAAGTTAAAAAAGATACTTGGGAAATAAAAGATAGAACATATCTTTTGAAAGGCAATATGAAACCTTTAACATATAAGCTACAGAGTAAATCTAGAAGAAGAACACCTTTAGTTTACTTTGACGAAGAAAAAGGTTATAATAGAGAGTTAAGATACGCTACTAATCAAAAATCACCATTTGTAGACGAACAAGACAAAAATGCTATGCTAGGTCATATTGTTTTTGAAAAAGGAGTTTTAAGAGTTCCTAAAAATGACCCTATATTACAAAAGATGTTATCGCTATATCACCCTCACAAAGGTTATAGATATGAAGAGTACAGCCCAGTTGAAGAAGCTAAAGATGATTTAGAATACTTAAACGTGCAAGTTGAAGCTATGCAAATTGCTAAAGATATGGACGTTGACATAGCCGAAGGTATATTAAGAGTTGAAATAGGATCTGAAGTTTCTAAGATGAGTTCTAAAGAACTAAAAAGAGACTTAATGCTTTTCGCTAGCAACCAACCTGATTTATTTATTGAACTAGCTAATGATGAAAACGTTCAATTAAGAAATTTTGGTATAATAGCTACTGAAGCAGATATAATAAAATTATCACAAGATCAAAGAACATTCACTTGGTCAAGCAATGGTAGAAAATTAATGAATGTACCTTTTGATGAAAACCCATATTCAGCGTTAGCTGCTTGGTTTAAAACTGATGAAGGTGTTGAAGTTTATAAATCTATAGATAAAAAGCTTAAATAACAAGTGACTATAATTATAAGGGGCTACTGATGTAGCCTCTTTTTTAAAATATTAAAATGGCAATAAACGTAGATACAGTATACAAAACAGTATTACTTATATTAAACAACGAG